TATAATGCAAAAAAACTTGTACACATTCTTTACCTTTAAACTTTTCTCTCCAGTGTTCTAACTCACAGCCAGAATAAACTAGCATATCCCCTGGCTTTAAATCTACTTTAACACCCTTTTTACCAACCTCTCCGGATGGCTCTAAATATATAGGCCAATCATCACCACCAAGATTCATGGTGGTAGATATTTCACAAGAGAATCTATCTTTGTGTCTTTTTAATTCATCACCTTTTTTATATATTCTTGCGTAAGTGTAAGCAGGATATAATTTTAACCCTGTTGTTTTTTCCATTTGCGGTTGACATTTAAGTAGTAATGTTTCCATAGCTATATCAGCATATTGAGAGTAAGTATTTGGTATTTGTGCATCTTCTCCCTCATAAAATCCAAGTATAGTTTCAAAAGGTGAAAAGTATCTTGCTTGTCTACAAGTATCATAAACTTGTTTTTGCATTCTAAAATAATTTGCAATAAAAGATGCTAACTCTTCTGGTATTGCTTTTTTAATAATTGTATACTTTTTCTTTTTAAACATCTTTAGCCATTTCTTTTGGCACTGCTTGTATATTCCAATGTATAAATCTAAATGGTTCAATACCAAAATCTACTGCGTATTCGTGTTCTAAATAACCGGGAAATATAATTAATGTTCCTGGTTTAGGTCGTAAATGAAATTGTTCATGACCTGGCCATACTCCTTTTAAGTTTGGTTTCATTTTTAATTTTGTGCATCTTGCACCAGTCTTTGGTTCGTGAAATACAGGGTATGATGTTTTATCACTACATTTTAAAAAGTAAAAACCAGATACGTGTTGATTCCAATGTATGTGTGCTGCATGATGACCACCACCTTTTTTAGCAAACTCTTGCACCCATAACTCACTAAACATAGTTGTGTATTGTGACATGTCATAACCTTGATGATCTAAATACTCCCAAGACTTTTGACCGATGTAATTTCTAAAATCTAAAAAATCATTGTCAGCTGTAAGTGGTGTTGAATGATATGATCTTCCAAAATCACCATGTTCTTTTATAAATTTTTTTTCTCTTGTTCTTGCATCTTTAATATATTTGTTACTAGCTTTATTTAATGATTTAACAAACTCTGGTTTTTCTTCATTCCATATTACAGTTGGAAAATAACTATTTATAAACATTATCTAAAAGGCCTCCCTATATGCCATACCACAAGACTATATCTTGTGCCTGATGTTACTGGTTTAACTCTATGCCACACAAAACTAGGAAACACAATAATAGATCCTTTTGGTAATATTTCTTTACATTGTATTCTATGTTTTGATTCATCTCGCATATGTGGGTCATAGTTTCTAAAATCAAATTCTAATTCACCACCTTTATATTCTGATCCATCTGTTAACTGACAAGTCATAGATAATTTTCTAATCATACCGTGATCAAGTTTACCTGGTCTATCATAAGGTTTATCCCAACTATCACAATGCCAATCGTAATATTGGTTTAATTTATATTTTGTAAACTGACAAGATTCAGATCTGTCCCATTCAAAATTCCAACCAGCATTTTTATTTGCTCTATGAACATAAGGATGTAGTTCTTTATATATCCAAGTATCATTCAACCATACTAAATCAGAGTTTCGTTTTCTTTTTAAATCTAATACTTCTTGCTTGTTTAATTTTTTGTCACCATAACCACCAGTTCTAGCCATAACTTCTTTTTGTGCATTAGCATATTTAATAACTTCATCACAAAATTTAGGTGTAAGCACACCACTAAAATACCAGTAATAATTAGATATATTCATAAGTTATTGTTTGTACAAAGTTTAAACTATCCTTTTGATTATTTGTTAAATAATACATATTTGTAGATGGAAACATAATAAATTTATTATTTTTTAAAGGTATATCCCAACTTTTTCCGGCTCTTCGGTTTTGATCATAATGTATTCGAACCATACAATTTTTTACATTTACGCCATAAAGAAATGTATAATCAGGAGAGTTCCGCAAATCCACAGGATCTATATTTAATAAAGGAATTGTGATCTCTTGAGGTTTATACATATTGCCCCATGTTTCTTTGTTAATTAAATTAAATCCATACTCTAAATTTATATGATCTCTAATGTAAGTGTTTAACATATCCCAAGTTCGTGAAAATGGAAAAGGTGAGTCTGTAATTTGAGAATTTAATATATCTGTTTGAAGTTTGTCTTGATCAATGTCCCAATCTTTAGGCATTGCTACATCACCATAATATAATGCTATTTCAGATAATACTTTCTTTTGCATACCACATACCTTTTTAAATTATGCCATTCCGTCTGTCAAGTCCCAAGACTGGCCTGATTCATTCCAAGCATGGTGCCAAGAATGTGTGCCAGCTTCATTTTGTGAAGTTTGCTCTGCTGTTAATGCAGGAGCATCACCAATTGGTGATTGCCATCTAGCATGTGTAGTATTTTTTACCCAAGATGCATATGGTTTTTTAGGCCAAAAAATTTGATTATCTTCGTCCCACTCATAACCAATACCTGCATAGTTTCCTCTAAAAGGTGTGCCACCTAATTTATGTTGATTGCCTTGTGTATTGTAAGATGTTTGAATCCACATTTGTGCAGGCCAATTGTTGTGTCTTTCTAACCACTGTTGACCTACGTTTTCATCTTCAACACCATCAGCGTTTAACATCTTATCATTATCCATAGTTAACACTTGAATAACTTTTCCGTTAGCTCCGAGTTTTGCAAAATGTGCCATAATATTTCTCCTTATATATTAATTTTAATTACCATTCAACTATTGAAATTTGTACCTTATTATTACTATTCCTGAACCACCACCTGAGCCAGAAGATGGAAAAGGTACACCTGATGGACTTGCTGATCCTCCACCCGCACCACCGCCAGTATTAGGAGCGCCGTTTGTTCCTGTATTTCCACCAGGAGAAGGAGTTGTAGATCCACCAGTTCCTCCACCACCAGCTCCACCAGCTCCACCACCACCATCAGTGGTTCCAGTAGAATATGCTCCACCACCACCGCCACCAGCTCTCGCTGTTGGTGTTCCATTAATTGAACTTGTTGCACCAGCTCCACCATCTCCTGCAGGGGCAGGAACTCCACCTGGACTTGTTGCTCCAACTGCAGTTGCTCCACCTCCACCACCACCTCTATCGTTAGAAGGATTTGTTGCTGACATTCCATTTCCACCATCGTTACCTTGAGGAGGACTAACTGAAGGGGTATTACCACTTCCGCCGGGTGCTGCTGGGCTTGGACTTGGAGTACATCCCATTCTACCTCCAGCACCTCCACCTGAACCACCATTTCCACCTGTTAAAAGTGGAGTAGCAGGTGCATTATTAGGAGAGTTTCCTCTTCCACCTTTACCTCCTCCTGCAGAGGATATCGTTGAAAAACTTGAAGCAACTCCTGCTGTAGCAGCCGAACAAGGAGTGCCAATACCATTATCTCCGGTTCCTGCGGTGCCGCCTCCACCTACAGCTATTGGATAACCTTGAACAGAAACTGGTAGATTATATCCAGGACCACTTGTTGCATTTAATGGACTTGCTGTATATGAATCTGATGCTGCTCTAGATTCTCTATAACCACCAGCACCACCTCCACCTGATCCTTCATTATTTTCACTTCCACCACCTCCACCAACAACCACATAAGAAACTGTATTTGATCCTGCAGCATTACCTGCGTTTGATACACAAAATGTGCCTGGACCTGTAAATGTGTGAACTTTAAAATTAGTACAAACAGTTGTAACTGTTCCACCTGTTGCTTGAATAAATTCAGGAAAACTTATATCTGATTTTTGTGCTGCATCTGTGGGCAACCAACCTTTTGTAGAATCAGCAAAAACTAAAGTAACTGATCCACCTTCATTAGTAATAAGTGCGTTTGCAGCTGTTCCATCTATATTTGATCCATTTCTAGCTATTGTGATATTATTTGTATCTGCGGTATTTGCATAATCTTTAACAGCTATTATATTTCCTGCAGAAGGCGAAGAAGGTAAAGTTACTGTTACACCCCCACTTGATGTATCCACAAAATATCCTTCTCCATTTGAAGCTGTAAAATCTCCTGTTTTAATAGTTGTTTGCCAATCAACAGTCCCTGTTCTACCAAAACCTGTCTGTGATGCGCCACTTCCTAAAGCGATAGTGTCTCCACTATCTCCTAATGTAACCGTACCACACGCTGTTCTCGGACTAATTTTATTTACTTTTATTTCACTCATAATTTACCTACGCTGTAAAAGTTCCTGGACCAGTATACGTTACAACTGTGCAACTTCCAACTGTTGATGAACTTCCTCCTGATTGTGATACTGTTGGGGGAGCCCCTGATGTAGGATATCTAACATAAACTATTCCTGGACCTCCCTGTCCTCCACCACTTGAACTTCCAGTTCCATTTCCACCATTTCCTGAATTCGCAGGTCCATTAGATCCGCAAGCAGAATTATAGCTGCCACCTGTTCCACCTGTAGCCTTTGTTGTTGGACTACCTGATATACAAGAAGCAACTCCTGCACCGCCTGGCCCTCCTGCGTTTGTAGGACCACCTACACTTCCTACGCCACCGGCTCCACCACCACCAGCTCCTCTACCATAACCTTTTTGACCATCGGCACCATCTTGTCCTTGAGGAGGGGTTGTAGCAGGTACATTTCCTGATCCTCCTTCCGCACCACCTGGGGGAGCGGGTGATTGACCACAATATGATCCACCTCCGCCTGAACCACCATCTAATCCTGGAGGTTTTGCAGGGTCACCGCCGCCTGCTCCGCCACCACCACCAGCAGATGTTATGGTTGAAAAAATTGAATTTGCACCATTAACTCCAGCTCTACTACCAGATGTTCCATTAGCTCCACCACCACCTACTGTAATTGGATAAGTAGTACCTGCAAATAATGTTAAATCTGCAGGTGCATTGAGAGGAGTGTCATATCTAATTCTATATCCACCAGCTCCACCACCTCCAGAACCTGGACCACTACTAGCGCCACCTCCGCCACCACCACCGGCCACTACTAAATATTTTACATCAAAAGGAGCCACTCCTGTTATTGTGCTATCTGCATTTTGAACATTAACCCAACCTTTAGTGCTATCAACATAAACTAAAGTTAATGCTTGACCATCAGTGCTTAAGACTGCATCATCTGTTGAACCACCTATTTTTTCTGATCCATTTGCAGATATTGTAAAACTATATGTTGAAAAATTTCTTGCATAATCAGAAAAAGCAACAATCGCTCCCGCTGATCCTGCAGGTAAGTTTGCTGTAATTGAACTTCCTGAATTTATAAAATAACCTTTACCATTTTCTGGAGTAAATGTACTTGTTTTTATGTCTCCTGTTTGCCAATCAACAGATCCTGATCTACCAAATCCTGATTGTGAAGCACCGGATGCTAAAGATACTGTATCACCACTTGCTCCTATTGTAATTGCAGTTCCGCATTGACTAATAATATTTCCAGCATCACTTGCTTGAATATTATTTGCTTTTACAACTGACCCACTAATAGTAGTTGTTCCACCACACTTCGTTACTACTGCGCCACCGCATTGATTTTCTATATTATCTACTTTAATTTTACTTGTCATAATTATTGTCTTTTATACCTTATTATTACTATACCTGATCCACCATTTCCACCAGCGTTACTTGGACTGGCTGTATTTGAAGATCCACCACCTCCACCACCAGTGTTATCTGTTCCATTAGTTGCATTAGTGCCATTTGTTCCACCTGAACCACCACCTCCAGGTCCAGCACTTCCGACAGGACCACTATCTCTTAATCCTGCTCCACCACCACCTGCTCTTGTTGTTGGAGTTGCATTTATTGAAGATGTTGTGCCATTACCACCATTACCTGCTCCTGAAGGAGGTGCGTTTCCACCAACTCCTCCAGCTCCACCTCCGCCACCACCACCATAAGTAGGTGCACTAGACACTCCATTACCACCATTTTGACCTTGTGGAGGAGTTGTTGAGGGAGTATTTCCATTAGCCCCAGTGCCATTAAATGCTGCACCACCACCGGATCCACCTGTTGTAGCCCCACTAGGTTCTACACCTCCGCCACCACCACCAGCAGAACTAATAGTAGAAAAAGTTGAAGTACCACCTTGAGTACCTGCATTAGCTGCGCTTGGACTTGCTGCTCCTCCAGCACCTGAACCACCCACTGTAATTGGGTATGCTTGAGCTGTTACTGTAATTCTATTTGGTGAAGATGGATAACCATCCAAAGGACTTGCAGTATATGGTGTAACTGGACTTTTTACTTCTCTATAACCACCTGCACCACCACCTCCGTGACCGCCACCTTGAGCACCACCGCCACCGCCACCACCGGCAAGAACCAAATAAGAAACTATATTGTTAGCTGCACAAGATGCAGCGGCGCTTACTGTAAAAGTTCCTGGACCTGTAAAAGTATGAATTCTATCATTTCCAGAGCAAGTTTCTGTTCCACCTGTTGCTTGTATAAATGGATTTGCTCTTTCGTTACTTGTTGAATCTTGAACATTAATCCAACCTTGTGTTGAATCAACAAATACAAATGTTACTGATTGACCTTCTGTAGTTAAAATTACACTTGAGTTTACAGAACCAATTTTATCTGATCCGTTTGGTGCTACTGTTAAATTACCTGTTTGCCAAGTTCCTGCATAGTCTGCAAAAGAAACTATGGCCCCTGCTGCACCTGCTGGTAAATTAGCTGTAAAACCACCACTTGTGGTATTTGCGAAAAATCCTTGTCCATTAACTGCTGTAAAAGTTGATGTTTTAATATCCCCTGTTTGCCAGTCTACGGTTCCTGTTCTACCAAATCCTGATTGAGTGGCACCACTAGCTAAAGCTACAGTTCCACCACATCTACCTATAGTTACTGTGTTTGCATCCACAGCCACTGTTTGACCAGCACCACAACCTACTGTTAACGTTGTTCCGCATTGGGGTCCTATTTTATTTACTTCTATTTTAGACAATGACTAATACTCCTGTAACTGTTACAGTCCCTGGAAAAGTAACTGGACCTGCGAGAACCGCGTTCTCAACAATTTGGTCACCATCAATCGTACCTGCTTGATTTTTTATAAATTCATCTGGAGAAGTTTGCCCTCCAATGTATTGGATTCCATTTATTATTGCCGTCATAATTCCTCCTACGAACTAATTGTATCAATATAAGAAAGAGTTACATCTAAGCTACTAGCTGTATCTGAAACTGCTTCCAATGTATTAGTAGAATCTAAAACAATTTTAGCGCCACCTTGAATTAATTCAATTGCAGAATTTGGTGGAATACTAACTCCTTTAGCTATAAAGAAATCGTTTCCTCCTTTTGCAATTTTAACATCGACAGCGATTGTTGAAGTTACAACATTACAACATCTGATACCAATCACTGCATCGTAGTCTCCACCCGCTAACAATGTAGTATCTGCTGTTCCAATTTGTCTAACTAATACGTTTCTAAAATCTTGTGCCATATTTTATCCTTATAATGCAACGGCCATTGCTAATGCAAATCCATTACTAGCCGCTCCTACTGGTGTACCA